ATGGTCCCACCAGAGGCTCTGCCAGCCATAGAACTGAAGAAGCTGCCAATCAAGTTGCTCCCACCAATAGAGTCTCGGATACTCCCCACAAGTTGCTGTACAACAAGAATGTCATAGAGTTCACGTATGATAGTGGCGGCCATAGCCTTGAAGGCATCCTCAGTGGATTTAGTGCCATCAATAATGGACATAAGAGCGTCACCAAAGGATTCCGAGACAGTCTGAGCAAAATCCTCTTGGGTTTGCATAAGCCTTTCTGCCAAATCCTCTTGTTCTTGTAGTGCTAGGTTTTGACGTGCGAGGTTTGCAATGAACTCATCAGAGTATTGGTTACGACTTTCCCCAAGGCCAGTGGTAATACGGTCAATCTCGGTTTGTAGTTCTGCTTCCTCTCTACCGAGTCCCAGAAGCCTTGTACGTAGTTCCATTTCCCTTTGTAGGGTTTCTACGAAATTAAGGCCAGAACCACCTCCACCGCCGCCACTTGGGATATGGCCCGTGTTACCTATGTTGGTTCTCGTATCCCCAAGCGTTGGGGGAAGCAGGCCACCTTCACCAGTGAAGAACTCACCTGTGGTCATCCCTGCAAGGGGTTCTAGCGCCCGTAGGTATCTCTCTGCTTCATCTGCACCCAGACCAGTCAACTCAGCCATACGGGCTACCTGAGCATTCCAGGAACTCAGATCAAGACCCACAACAGTGGACGCAGCATCCTCAAGACGGTCATATTCTTCTCTTGCAACTTGTAAGGCCGCTGCTTGTAACTCAGCCTCTTGGGTAAGTGCAGCAGATTGAACTGCCAAGACAGTCAGACGGACTGCCATACCCTCTGTAATTTCATTAGATTCTCTTAGGGCGGCAATCCTGCGAAGTTCTGCATCAATATTTTGATCTGTTCTCAGTCTAACAACTTCGGCTGAGTTTTCACCATGTTCGGCAACAGCCTGAAGCATAGCGATCTCTTCTTCGTAAGCGACCTGCCTCTCTGCAAAGGTTTGAGCTTGCTCTTGTGCTTGACGCCTCCTTAGGTTAGCGAGACGTTCTTCCGCAGCTTCTACACCAGCGACAGCAGCAGCCCTTTCCCTAGCTAAGTCTATCTCCACTTCCACGCCAGAGATTGCCTGCTGCTCTTCAAACTGGTTCTGGACCTCTTGAAGCCTCTCTAAGGCAACTCTTAGCTCTTGTTCTGCTTGCTCAAGACCCTGCTGGCCAAACAGAATCTCTGGGGAGACACCAGCCCTTGCTGCCTCCATAGTATGTAGCCATGTTCTAAGAGAGTCATCCAAAGAGTCAAGAGATTGCTGGAAATCTGTAACACCCTCTGCCGCTTCCCTTGCCTGCTGACGTGTCCTCATCCACATAGCACCAGCAGCAGTTAGTAAGGGGATGGCAACACCTAGTGCAGAACCAATGGCGATCCATTTACCACCAAGAAGGGTTAGCGTACCTGCTACCTGAGTGGCTTGTTGACCAAAGGCTACGAAAGCATTTGTGCCCGACTGCACCTGTACAATAAAGTCACCAACCTGATAGCCTGCCTGTTGCGTGAGAACACCGGCACGGTTCATAGTTCGGCCAAGACTTCCAGCAGATGTGTTTAGTGTGGACATGGGGCCAGCAGTTGCCCGTGCCTGACGGGCCATAACCTCAGTCTCAGTCCTAAACTGCCTTAGATGGTTTCCCGCTGCGACAATCTCTGTCAAATCTGCGGTGATTGTAAGATCAGCCATTTGCCACTTTCAAGTATGTTCGATCTAAACCTTTGAGAATATCAATCTCTCTTGGTTCAAACTCATTTCCAGTTAGTTCGCAGTACGCTTTTATTTCCATGAAACTTAGTGGAAGGGGTCCAGAGAAACCTTGTCCACGACCGGACGACAAATCAATAAAGGCAGACCAGACATTTGCTAGAGGGGTTGGAAAGTCGGGTCCAATTAACTCCTCTGGTGTATGTCCAATCTGCCTTTCAACTTGTTCTAAATGTTCTCTCTTTGTAATACCATTCTGATCGGGGATACTAAGAGCAAAGGTATGCTCTGCGTACTCGTAAAGATCACCGATCAGGGTTTGGTAAAATCCATTGCTTCGGAAATAGCCTCCTCTACCTGACCACGAATCCAGAAGATTTCGCTATAGACTTCTTTAGCCTTAGTCAACGTCAGTTTGGGTTTCTCACCGCTGTAAGTGATGTTCCATTCTTTAGTTGTCTTAGCCAAACCTTCAAGGGTCAGATCTTCCAACTCTTCAGCAGTGAGGTTGAAATCCTTTTTACCACCAGAGGCCATCTCCTTAAGCCTGCGGTTGGTCATTTCATGCTGCTGCTTCTTGTAATCCTTAGAGTGTGGTAGATACAAGGTGATAGTCATATCCGTCTTGTCTTCATTCTGAAGGGTGGCCCCATTTCCGGGGTGCTTCAGGGTAACAGTAACGGTATCATTTTCGGGGATAAGGTTTTTCAGGTCCATTGGTCGGGTTCCTAGTTAGTTGTCAGGTTGTCGGGTTGATTTCGATTGGGGCTGGCAACACCCGACACATCACCAGCCCCGTCACCGAAGTGACACCCCGAAGGGATTAGGTGGTATCAGGACGAGTGATAACCAAGTTAGAAGCCTCAGTAGCGTCATAGAGTGCCACAAAGGGGAGAGTGATCAAACGGCTCTGGGGGTTAGCCAGAGGGGCATCAGCACCATTGAATTTGACTTTCGGGAAGAAGAACCCATACTCATTGGCAGCAGTGGGGTCATCTACAGTAACCTTAAAGGCACTCTCAGTTTCATTGATGAAGCGGTTGATCAGGGTCAAATCTTCAAAGTACGCAGTGATAGTACCTTCAATAGTGGCCCGTCCGTACTCAAGTTGTGGGGTGCTATCAGAGCCAACAACAAAGGTGGGAGACAGGGCGTTATCAACAGAGAACTCAACAGAGGTCACTGTTGCAATGGAAGACAGGGAACCACCATTATCACCAATGGTAAGGGTACCAGAGTAGGCATCAAAAGGTTGTGCGACAGTGGCAGCATCAATAGTCTTCTCCGTTGCTGAAACGGTCATGTCCTTACCAACCATGCTAAAGGTAGTGGTTACCATCTGGTTAGGTTGGATAGAGAAGTTTGCACTGGAAACAGCCATACCAGTGAACAAACGGGCTTGGTCGATATCCGAAAGGTAGTCTTCAATAGAGAAGGACTTGAGGGTGGTGCCAACCTTCAACTCGTCAGGCCCAACAGGGGTGTTATCCCAAGTGGAAAACATGAGGCTTTCCAAGAAGGCATCATAATTACCATCACGAAGGTCTGCTACAATATCACCAGCAGCCTGACGGTTACCATGTCGATCAACCCGAGGCATACGGTCGGATTGGATATCATTCCCCTGTACCCGCTCTTTAGTCAGATTAAGGGAGTGGGTGGAGAAAGGGAGTTCCTGAAAGTTACCAGCAGGCGTGGTGCCGTAAGTGCTCTCAGTTAGGAAGGAAAGACGGGTACGAGACCCCTGCGAAAAGCTCATCTAAAGGCTCCTTATTTGTATGAGTACCAGCCGACAGTTACCGGCGTAACAAACCAAGGTGGACTGTGGTATGGTGTGTTTTGTTCTACGTAATCTATTGAGACATTTGTGCCGGACTCAGTTAGGTCAGTGGTAGCCTCAAACCTGTCAACAACTGCATCCACTACATCTTGTGAGGCACCTGGACCCACATTCTCGGGGTAGTGTAGCAGAAAAGTGCAGATGCCTTGGTATCTATGTTGTGGGGATGGACCTCTGACAGCAGGTCTTCGTGAGGTTGGTTGGAATTGGAACTTGATAAACGGGGTTCCAGTGGTGGGGGTATAGTCCACATTTTGCCAAGCAATATCGGGAACACTGGGCATATTAGCAAGGTGTGTTTCGAGAGCTACCCTAATCTCTTTATAGGTACTGCTCATCTAAACCTCGCTTTAATCTCTGCTTCAGTCTCTTGGGCAATTCTGTTGTGTTGATTTGCAGCACCACGGTACGGAGCATACCCATGCTCATATTCAACCATATCCTCATGAAACGCACTGTTGGAGAATACGATGCGTGAGGCATCACCTAGGACGGACGCTTGTAGAAACAGTTTATTGAGAGCCTCTTGAGCAATAGGTCCATACGGTTGTTTTCTAGGCTTACCACGAGAGGAATCAGACCTGCCAACGGCTGAGGTACCTAAGTTGTGGCCCTCCATATAGGTGCCGGTATCAACAGGTGACCTCAACACAATCTGTTCAGCCATTTTCTGCGCATAGAGTTCTGTATAACCTTCCAGCATCTGCTCAAGTTTCTTGAACTTACCGTCAAGGCTACGATTCACAACGA